TGTTCGTTTAGGCATAACCGCTTTCGTATGATAGTCGGCGCTCCTGCGCCTGTGCTGCTTTGAACTGCGCTATGAAATCCCGTGTCAGGTCGCGCAAGCGCGAGTCCATGGCGCGTTGCTCGCTCTCGGTGGCGTTCCCGTAGATCGTGATCACGGGCGCGAAACTCACATGCATGTCCGTGGCTCCGCTGCCGCCCATGATCGCTCGCGTGGCGTAATCCAGTAGCCCCTGTGCGCGTCGTCCGCCCGATAGCGGGATGATGGCCTCGGGTCCGCGTTCTCCTATCATGGAGAGCATTGGCCTGCGCACGATGCCGCCCATGGCGTGGCCGGGCACTCCGGGCGGTGTTGTTCCGGGTGGTGCCGTAACCGTCCCGTAGAAGTCCCTTTGCAATCGCCTAGTCGCTTCCAGTGCAGCTTGCCACTTCGCTGCAAAGCCAAATGTCCAGTCGATGTCTCCCAGTGATTTGATTTCGCGAATGAACTCGCCCCACTGTTGCTTGATCCACACCATTAGCTGCGCCCACTTGGCTTGCATGTTCTCAGCGCCCGCACTGAAACCGATCCAGAACTGCTGCCAGCTTTGGTTGCCTAGGAACCAGTGCTTCGTAGCGTAGTCCTTGCCCACTGTCACTGGCACTCCAGCCATGCGCGCTTGCATCTCAGCCAACTCGCTCATCGGCTTTCGGATGCTTTGCAGTAGTCTTGCCACGTCCTGCAATTCGCCCTTTGTCCAGCGTGCCAGCATTGCGCCTACGCTGCCTTCGGGCATGCTCACGCCGAGTGCTCGCGCAAGGTCAGCCGCTGCCGTCCCCACCTGTTTCCACGCGCCGCCCAAGTCGATCTTGCCGGATTCACGGATGAAGTCTTGCACTTGCTGGCCAGCCCATCCCACGGCTTTGCCCAATTGCTTCATGGTGCCAATGATGGCTGGCTCTATGGCAGGCAGGGCTTCTCGCCAGCCATCGGCCATGTCCGCTAGCATTTTGATCAACTCGGGACCGAGGTGCTCCGACAGGTCTCCCATCGCCTTGTTGAACAACTGGATGCGGCCAGTGGGCGTCTTGGCGAACTCGGCGTTCAATTTGCCATAGGCCTTCATGAACGTGAGCAGATAGGCGAGTGCCGCCTGTGGGCTTTGCTGCGCTTTCTGCTTGAAGATTTTCTTTTCCTCTGGACTGAGGTTCACTTGAAACGTGCGCAGCCCGCGTGCCTCGCCGCTCTTAATCGAGCGACCGATCATAAGCCCTAGCTGTGCTGCATCTTCCTCGGTAGCCCGAACTCCTTTAGCGCGCAGGAGCAGGCCACCGAGCGCCTTGGACGAATCCGCGATCGCCTTGGGCGAGATGCCCACCTTGGCCAACCCCACACCTATGGCCTCGAAGTGCCTAGCGCTGAGGACACCCTGCTTGTCCAGCGCCTCGTTGAACTGCTTTAGACGCTCCACTTGATCGGCTACAGCGTTTGCGCCTTTGCCTATGAAATAGGCGTTCTTGCCAAACTCCAGTGTGAGTATGCGCGTGCGCTGTTCGGCGGCATACGCAGCCTCAGTCGCGCCTTCAAACACTTTGCGTATGACATTGCCCGCTAGGTAAGTGGCAAAGATGCCGCCTAGGAAGCTGAATGCCCCGGCCAGTTTCCGGATGCCAGCGGCAGCACTGGCGGCTGACGCCTTGAGCCTGTTGAGGCTGGCATTGGCTGCGGCCATGGTAGAGCGAAACGATGCCGCCAGCTTTGCGCCGACTAGGAACTCAGCTAGGTATTGTTTCTTAGCTCCCATGTTACTTAGTCCGTTTCATCGCATCGGCTTCCTGTGTCAGCTGGTCGCCCAACTCGTAAAGGTAAGCGAGTGCTTCCAAGATGGGCATACTCATCCAGTAATCCACGCCACCGCCAGTCGCTCGCGCCAGCCGCATGGCCATGGTCCGAAGCAACGCGGTTACGCTTTGTCCTCGTCCAGCAAGTAGCCACAGGCTTTTAAAGCTTTGCTCCGCACCGCCACATAATAGCGGCGTGGAAGTTTCATTATGAGGCCGGGCGGCACGTCAGCCACTTGCGCTGCGAGGATAGCTTGAAACATGTGCTTCGTCTCGGGGATCACCACCTCGTCGCGCTCCGGCTTGTATAGCCGGATGAAGGTGCGCTCCGCTCGCTGAAATTCCTTCCCCGTCAGGCTATCGAAATCGAAAATCAACTCCTTGTAGGGTTGACCGTCGAAGTCGATGGGTGGCTCAAAGGTCACGTGCCACGGCGGCTGTGGTGGCTCGATCTTGAGCTCTTGATATTGTGGCTGAGTGTCGCTGGCGTTAGTGCCTAGTCGGTTAACCGATTCGGCTTGAGGTCGTTCGAGTAGTTCATTGTCCATAGGCGCAGCTACCTTACGCCATATGTCAAGTCAAACCGATTTGTTGCCTGATCACTTGTGCAAAGTCCACCAGCTGCACACCGTCCCACCACTGGCAGATGGCGTTCACCTTGTCGATGATGCACACGGTTATATCGTCGCGGATCGCCCGGATGGCCACTAGCTCGAACTCGCTCACGGCTTCACCCTTGGTGCCGATCTCCAGCTTGCCGAAGTTGAAGCTCTTGGGCAGGGTCGTCATGATGAACCGCCAGCCTTTGTGAATGATCTTCCCTGTGCTGGTGTCTTGGAACTGCACGCTCGACCACGCGTCCAATTGCGCGCCGTCCTGCAACGTGGCGAAGATGGCATCATCGGTAATGGACAGCCAGTTGAGCGTGACCGCGCCCGGCTGGAAGTGCGCTTGGATGGGCGCGTCGATCTCGCCAAAAATGCCGCTGCCCTTGAGTGCATCGGTGAGGTTCTTCAGGTCAGGCAGAGTGACGTCCGCCAAGCCAATGAGTCGTTTGCCATCGCGAAAGATGGAGTAGTTCGCTACGTGCTGTGGGAGTTGCATGGTGTTTTATTCCTCTAGGTGGGTGTCATAGGTGATTCAGCTTATTTTGATTTCAAAATAACCTCTTTTGCTACGCGGCCACTTGGCTAGCCTGCGGCCACAAGTTTTGGATATATGGCAGCCAGTATTCCAGCTGGAAGTCGAGCCATTCCGCTGGCGTGGGCACGGCGAAATAGACGTGGAACACGTAGTGGCCATTCAGGATTTCCACTGTGGGATTTTCATCCTGCCGGAACTCGATGCGCGCACCTAGGAGTGCGCCCGTGTTGGTCACGCCATCCAGCCATAGCTGCAAGCTGTTCACCACGCTGTCGATGAGGCGACGGTTGCCCGGCTCGTCCACCTTTTGCCAGATGGTGAGCACGATGCTGTTGCCCACCCAATCGAACATGCGCCGCACCGCCGTGAACATGTCCTTCACATCGGTGTTGGCCGGGAACGCCGCAGTCCTGTTGCCCCAACTGCGCCAGCCGCCTATGAAGTTCAACGCTGTGACCACGCCTTGGCCGTTGAGCATGTTGGCGTCGGCTAGGTGCATGGGCAGTTCGCTCCCATCGGCCAGCAATAGCGAGTTCATGCGCAGGTTCTTGTTCGATGGCGAGCAATAGGGCATGCCCCCGCCTTTGTAGGTGTCCGTCCACTGGAGCAGTGGTCCCTGTTGGCTGGCGAAGTTGAACACCTTGTCGCCTGTAACAAAGCTGCCGGGCGATCCGGTCACGGGCACGCCCAGTAGCGCGGGCTTGCCGAATAGGCACTCCTGCCTAGGAAACACGATGTTGTTCGTGTTCTTCCACGCTAGAACGTCCTGCGCCGTCTTGACCGTGGTGGTGTCCACGTCGATGAGGCACGTGCACGCAAAGCAGCCATTGATGTTTTCGCTCTTAGCTTCCATGGCCGCTGCCACGGTGGGGTCGTGGCTCCACTTGGGCGCGACTATGACGCCCGGCACAAAGCCTGTCAGCTGAAACACGTCCTCGATGCATTCGAGGCCGCTGCGTGCGCCCGTCACGATGTCGATGCCGCCGATGATTTCGGTCGCGCCGATCTCGGTCGTGGTGACGAGTTTGCCCGCCACTGTGATCACGGTGTCGTCCGCAGGGATCGCGCCCGTGGCTATGCGCGTGATGATCCACGTGTGATTGGCCGATAGCGTGAGCAGGTAGTCAGTGCCTAGAACATAGGTCACCGTCCCACTCTTGGGCGGCACGCGCGGATCGTCGCCCTTGGGCGGAGGCGTGCTGCCGGGTTCAGGTGTCTTGCTGGAAGCCGATGGTCCGGTGACGACGATAGTCCACGCGATGAGTTCCTTGAGCGTGTCCACCTGTCCGTTCACCAGTGGGAACGTGGTGGGCGCGAACGCTACCGCGCCATTCTCGGGATCGTTGCACGCGACGTAGATGACCGGGAACATGCCGAACTCCACGAACTGCGCGTCCATGTGCTCGCTAATGTCGTATCTGTCCCAGTCGTTGGAGTAGCCTTGCTCCGCGACAGCTTCCGCATAGCTGTTGTAGATGCGCGGCTTGTTGATAAAATCCTTGCCGTTTTGCACTAGGTGCAGTGGCGAGGATCCAAATACCACGTTAACACCCGGAATGGCTTCGACCGGGCTGATTACGCTAGTGGGAACGTCTTGCCATGAGACGCCGTGTGGGAAAGGTCCGAGGTTAGGCATGGTGTGTTAATTTCACTCCAGTGTTAGTTGTTGGTGTTTTATCGGCTTTGGCCTGCGACGCAAGCCACTTTTGCACTTCGCGATAGAAAGTCACGTATTTCCCTTTGGTGCCCCGCATCTTGCGCGTCACGTCGATGCGCAGTTCGCGCATGACCGCAGATAACGCGGTAGCGCTCACGAACAGCTGGCCGATGGCCGGGCATTGCTCGATGGCCGGGTAGTAGTGCTCATAGATGCCATCCTTGAACCCTGTGCCGTAGTGAAGGCCAATGGCAGCGATGGTCGGTCCGCAATAGCGCACTTGGCCTTTGATCTTTTTCATGACGTAACGAACTCCAAATGCACGTCTAGGTGCTCGGCGGGCTTGAAGCAGCCATCAGGGTCGGGCATCGGGCGTCCGCTCGGTAGCTCCCACACGGTAATCATTTCGCCTATGAAATGCGGAAATACGTTCGCGTCAACATATTCCCACTCGATTGGCATCACGATGGGGTAACTGGCGTCGAGTGCGGCCTGCCCAAAACTGGTGAGCGCTATCGCCATGACTTCCAGCATGTTGTTCACGTCCTGATAGCCTTGGCTCTTGGGGTCTTCATCGTAAGCGTTGGCAAAGATGCGCACCGTCACATGGGTGCAGTCGTTTTGCACCTTGGCCTTGATCGCCTGCACAAGGATGGCCGGGAAGTTCGGCAGCGCGTTCACATCTATCTCGCCTGACACGGTGCGCGGGACGCGGCCACGCACCACCTGTGGCGGCACTTTAGCGACTAGCGTCTGTGCCCTCCCGACCGGGTCGAATGGCACTTGGGCAGGCTGGACTAGGTTGAGGCCGGGATTGTCCAGCCGATAGGCGTCCTTGAACAGGTTGCCGATGAACGTCACCAGCGTTTTCTCCAAGTCGCCCACGCTCTGACTACGCCTGTCAGGGATTACCGTGGTGATTGGCGTAGGTGCGCCCATGGTGTCAATGCGGTCGTGCTACCGATAGAAGCACCGCCACGCACACTAGGATCACCGCGACTCCCAGCGTCGGTGCGCCCGGCCAGTAGCTGACAATGGCCAGCACCAGCGCGATCAGCGCCACTATGAAGACTGGATTGGTTAGCATATTTAAGCTCCTCCGCTTGTTGCTGCACTCGCCAGAACACGCTTGATTTCGTGGTCTATGCGTTTGGCCAGCGTGTCCCCCATCGCCTTGTTGACAGCTGGTCCGACACTTGGTTGCGACGCCATGATGGGCGCTCCTATCGTGATGAGCTTGCGGATGGGCAGTCGCGATTTGCCCACGCGCTCGAATGGTCCCGGATAGGCGAGCGGCGTGTTGAACGCGTGCGGCAGCAGTCCGCCACCGCCCACCTTCACCTGTGCGCGTATGACACGGCGACGCTTGGTGCGACTACGCGGGCTGACCTTGAACTTGCCCAAGTCCATCATGCCTTGCCGTAGCTCGATCGCGCCTCCGAGCGTGGTGGAGTTCGCCTGCCGCACCTTCATCGGTATGTCGCTCGGCTTGATTAGATAGTGTTTGCGGATCTCGCGTTTCACGGTCGTGCGTCCACTGGAGAGGGCGCGATTGATCGCCGGCACCAGCACGCGCGGCACGCCGCGCTCGATGTGGGCGACTGCGCGGGTGAGTTTCACCAGCTGGCTACTATCTATGTTGACGATCACCATAGGTTAGTTGCGGCCATACAGTGTGGGCTGACTTCGTGCCGCCGACAAGCTCAATTCATACAGGCTTTCGGCATCGGTGCAATCGAGCACTTCCCATGGTTGGTTGGCCGGGGAGTAGATGATCTCCCCGGCAACCGGGGCACGCGGCAGATACTTGTGCTCGATGTAACAGCGCACATCACCCATGAACACGCCGTGGATGGTCACCACGGGCTGCATGCGGACTGCATCCTTGTCCCACACGACGGGTGCGCTGAACACCGTGAACCCTCCCGCGCCATCGCTTATGCGGAACTCGCGCGTCGTGGCGAACTCTTTGAGGTTGACAAAGATGTTCGCCAAGTCCGGCACGAACATGTCACGCAGTGCCATATGGCGCAGGAGGTTATTTTGATTTCAAAATAAGCTACCTTTCGATGCGAGGATTACTGGTTAGCCCGGTGCTCCTCGATGGCTGCGATGATGTCGGCCTTGGTGTGCCGCCCGGTCAGGTCAACATCCTCGTCGTTGGCAATGTCACGCAATTCGGCAATGGTGTGATCCTCCAGATCACCGTTTCCGTTGCCTACCTTGCCCGTCTCGGCATCTTTGCCCTTGTCCTTGGACGGTCGGGCTGGCGGGAAAAAGTCCACGCCTTCCTTGCCTTGCGGCTGCGCTTCGGCTGGTCCCTC